TTGACCGACACCAGCATCAAGTCGCTAGATATGTTCAATCAGATGCTGCAGCTGATCAAGGACATGGACCTATCCAGCGGTCTTAAGATACCGTCGGCGATAAGTCCAGAGGCGTTCGGCAAGGGATCGGTTCGAGACAAGTACAGGTTCGACGAGAAGACCGGCAAGTGGGTAGAAAAGAGCACCAATAAGCCGATCACCGACGCCGAGGCGAACAAGCTAAAGCTGAACGAGGGCGGCGCGGCTAAGACTGGAATGGGTAAGGTGGGTGGAGCGACCCTATCAGCCGCCAATTGGCTGGCCGTAATATACACGGTCTATCAGGGCTACAACGCCATCAAGGAACTAAACCCTCTAGATCCAGACTACAAGAAGAACGTCACTAAGATAGTAGCCGACCTGACCGCTAGATTCGGTGTAGCTACCGTAGCCTCGACTCTCGGAGCCATAGTAACAGCGCCTCTGCTGGGACCATTCGCGATCCTATCCGGACTCGCCGCTGGATACTATGCCGACAAGTACCTAGGTGACTCAACGGACGAGATAGTAAACTCGGTCATAGACAAGCTGTGGCCGTCCGATGCCAGCGTCTCCGACAAGCAAAAAGTTCTATCTCAGAAGGTGGACACGCCGGAAGCAGATCTACCGTCTAGGAGAGCCAACAACGTAGAGCTAGAAACTGGAAAGAGCGGGTTCTTTATTCCGGGTGAGAAGAACGCACAGGTCTCTAGTCCAGTTACTACCGCAAAGAGCATACTGTTCAAGGCTGACAAGATCACCTTCATAGGTGCTAGAAATAACCCGACGTCCGAGAGAGAAGAGCGAGTAGCTCCAGTCTCAGCCACTCCAGCCTCACCTCCTCCGGCACCGGCAGCGATCGCGCCGTCCATGAACGTATCACCACCGTCAGGTGGCTCTTCGAGCGCGGGCAGCGGACAGTCACTGCCAACATTCGCTATGGGAGGCGCGCCGACGAGCACTCCTTCCAAGCCATCTTACGCAGCGCCTCAGAGATCTATGAAGGCGGCGCCCGCGACTCCAGGTCCGGGTCAGATAGGTCAGTTTGGGATAAGCGGGGTCGAGGCAAAGGACATGCCTACCAACGTGAGCTTGGGTCCTAACGTAGATCTATCGAGAGTTGACAGGGGGCTGCTCAGTAAGTTCTTCGAGGCTGCCAAGCTGTACGGCAAGCCCGTTAACATCAACTCGGCCTACAGGAGCGATGAGTATCAGGCACAGCTATGGGCTAGGTGGAAGCTGGGTGAGCCGGGTCTCTACATGCCAGCGAAGCCGGTCAACCCTCAGACCGTCAACATAGGCGGCAAGTCAGTCGACGTACCCGGAGGTGGCAGGGGAAGCGCCCACAGCTCGGGTCTAGCCCTCGACGTCAGGCAGGCTCCGGACATGGAGGCCGCGGGCATTCTATCAAAAGTTGGGCTGTCAAGACCGTTCGGGGACAGCGATCCACCGCACATACAGAAGCTGGGTAGCGCCGGCGCAGCGGAACCTCAGGGTGGAACCGGAGCTCCCAAGCCGGTAGCGTCTCAGAACACCGAGGGAAAGCAGATGAACGACGCCTCTACTAAGAGGGTAGCCGCGATGGATCAGAAGCCAAAGACCGTCATCAACAACATAACTAATGGCTCCGACAACAAGCAGCAGCCGGTCAGCTACAGCAGGGAGGTCAGCAACGACGTTCCCGTAAAGAGAAGAATACAAGACGTATTCGGACCTCCCGCCGCGGCATAAAAAAAGAGGGCCGAAGCCCTCTCTCAATTACTTTGTCAGCTTCTTGAAGAACTCGAGACCGTCGTCTTCGTCGTCATCGAAGGACGCCGCTGACTTGGACTTAAATTCTGGAGCTGGACTCTCGACCGCCCAAGGTACATCGTCCTCCTTGGCCTTGGCCACCTTCTCAACCGCCGCCTCGCGGACAGCCTGCATTGAAGACGCCTTGTCCAGTCCGAGCACGCGATTGAGCTTTGCCTTGAGCTCCTCGTAAGACTTGAACTTGCTCGGGTCAATGAACTCCTGAAGCGAGTGCTGCTTCTTCCACACGACCTCGAGATCGTCGTCGTCCTCGAACAGAGGAGCGGGCTTGGCGAACTCAGACTTGTCATAGTTGCGATAGCCCTCGACGTTGCGGATCTTGAGCTTGAAGTTAGCCCCTTCCCAGAAGTCAAATGGGTTCATCGCGTCCTCGTCGGCGAACTCGGGGTTCATTGCCTCGTTGAGCTTGTCAAAGATCTTCTTGCCGTACTTGAACAAGAATACCTTGCCCTCGTTCTCAGGGTTCTGCTGGTCAGTGATGACGTAGACGTTAGAGATGAAGCCGAGCTTGCGCTTCTGCTTGCGGGCGATCTCCTTGTCGGAGTCGAGGCCGCTGTTCCAGAGCTGAGAGTTGTACTCAGACACCGGATCCTGCTTGCCGATCGTGGTAAGTGAGTTCTCAATGTACCAAGATCCGGTAGGACCCTGAAAGCCGTGCTCAAAGACGCGGACGAACGGCATGTCTTCATCTGGAGGGGGAGGAAGGAAGCGGATGACGGCGTAGCCATTGCCAGCCTTATCCACGTTGGGGTACCAGAACCGATCGTCCTTCTTGTTGTCGGTCTGACCACCGGCGAGCTTGGTGAGCTCTGAGGTGAGTTTGTCCAGCGATGATTTACCAGACATCTTCTTTAGTTGCGAAAAGTCAACCATAGTATTCTCCGTATTTTGAGTATTGATCGTATTGTGAGTGTAGAGCAGTGTGGCGCTCTACATTTATTTATACCACACCCAGCGATATAAGTAAACTATTTCTTGTCGGTTCCGGACTTGCCGGACTTCTTCCACTTGCCGGAAGACTTGCTGTAGGTGGTGAACGAGCCGCTCTTGTTCTTCACTACCTTAGTCTTGTTCTGCCTGTTGACGTTGACGGTCTTACCCATGTCTCACCTCAGAATGGAAGCTTGGCTGTCTTCTTGACTATGTTCATCTCCTCGGCCTCGACCTGAAGCTTAGATCTGAGTACCGGATCCTTCTTTATCATGGAGGCGGCGTACTCGACCTCGACGCCGTTCTTCTCGCACCACGTCACTATGGCGTCGACGTACTCGAGCTTGCCGTTTCGGCGCATGGACTCAATGTCAGTCGTAAATTGATTAGCGCTGATGATCTTCATGTGTACTTCATTACCTCTTTGCCATTCTTTAGAGTTATGGTGGCGTGCGGCCACTTTAGCTTTTCGTAGTAGTGGAATTCTAGGAAGCTGAAGAACTTCTCTGCTTCTGAGAGGTCGTCGAAGGTCTTTCGCTCGTAGAGCTTGCCCTTGCCTCTCGCCTCGACTCTATATGGTCTCATACTATACTCTCTAAACTGGTAGGGATGGAGGGATTCGAACCCCCGATAAAACCGTTATGAGCGGCTGGCCTTAAACCACTTGGCGACATCCCCTGAAAATGGCGATCCCTGCACGACTCGAACGTGCGACCCACAGCTTAGAAGGCTGTTGCTCTATCCGGCTGAGCTAAGGGACCATTAAAAGTGTTTTTCAAAGAAGATCAAAGAAGCTACTGTAACAAAGAAACCGAGAGATACGTAGAACATCGTATCGAATACGATCGGCCCACACGTTGATAGTACTACGGTCATAGTAGCTCCTTAAAGAGGTGGAGGGATTCTGTTTCCAAGCTCCCTCCGAGCTCATGCTTAGGCAGCTAGTGCCACAGCGAGAGGTGCATTATCGTTTGCATCTATAACGTTTGCCATGATCTCAGTAGTACCTTTATCACACCTGTCGATCCTATTTCGCCCCCAGCAGAGATACACCGTGATATTGGATCCATATCGGCATATGATAATTGGTTAACCAGCAACCTTTACGATGTATCCGTGGTGGAGGCGGCGGGTACTGCCCCCGCGTCCAGTGTGCTTATGCCGTATACGTCAACGACCATCGCAATTTTATTTATATCACGAGACACCAGTAATGTCAACAGGTAATTAGCTCGACCCACTGATCGATCACCACCGGCCAGTCATAGTTGTCTCTAGCGAATGTCTGAGCGGCCTCGCACATGGTCCTGTAGGCGTAAGGGCTGTCCCTGAACATGCAGAGAGTTGAGCGAGTCTTCTCGACAAACTGAGACTCCTCGAGCGGTACCACGATTCCGGCGCCTCGCGGGCCGTTCTCCTCGAAGTAGCCGACCGGTGTTCCGATGGGTAGCCTGCCGGCTGCCGCGGCCTCCATCATCGGTAGACCTCCGGCCTCCTCGGTCGAGCTCATCACCACGGCGTCTATTGTCCTGTAGTAACCCGGCATGCACAGGTGGTTGTAGTAGGAGTGCTCCACCAGCTCCAGTCCGGTACCCTCTACCGCCGACCTCACTAGGTGGGATCTCTTTATCTCCTCGCCGAAGAAGTTCTTGACCTCCTTGTCCCCGCTGTACCCGACTCGAGCTAGGCTCTCGCTCGGCCTGTTGTAGAGAACGTCGAAGTGAATGCCGAGTCTGGCGACTGCGGGCTCTCTCGATATTCCGAACTCCGCTGACTTTCTCTTGAGGACGTCGGATATGACGCCGTAGTTTCGCAGGTGAGGGTAGAAGTCGAAGTCTGGGTTGATGGAGTGAAGCAGGTCCCACTGCCCGTGACCCATGGCGACGACCCTGTCGAGAGGCACGCCGTACATGTGGTGCATTCCCATCACCGCCTCAGGGTGGGTGACGAACACGTCGTAGGTGGCCATCAGAAGCTTGAACTCCTCCCTAGAGTAGGTCTGAGTCCAGTCCATCAAGTTGGCGTAGATGCCCTTCTTGTAGAGCTCCTTGGCAAGCGCGTGGTGGATGGTGCCGTAGGCCCACCTGTTCTGAGTGAAGAATAGTACCCTGAGCATCAAGAGTCCCTTATGAAGGTGTAGTCCATGTACTGCTCCTGAACGTCGGAGAAGTCTGGTACCTGAAATGCGAGCTGGGGCGTCGCGACGTACGCGTTGAGACCTCGGTGGCTCTCGGCGTAGTGGACGTCGCACGGCTTCGACAGGTCTACGAGCTTTCTGGCGAACAGGTCGAACACGGTGTGCCTGAAGGCGACCGCGTGAGTGGTGAGTGTGTAGTTGGTGCGGGACAGGGTGTCGGTCACCGAAGCCAGCTCCCCGTGCCAGTGGTTGCCTCCGAGGTACAGCAGGTCCCAGTCGCTGGGGAGGTCGGCCATCACCTTGGCGAGCGACTCGTTGAACTGAGCCACCCCTCCGGTCGGGCTGCAGTCGTCCTCCATGATGAGGAAGGAGTCCAAGCCCATCTGCATGGCCATGCGGTGAGCGACCATGTGAGTCAGCGAGCACCCGGCGGCCCCTCTCTTGAAAGGGTAACCCGCCGGCGTCCACTCGTCGGTGTTTATGCCTATGTTCGAGCCATCCACGGCCGGAAGCCTCTCTATGTCGAGATCTGCCCCCTGAAACGAGCTGTAGAAGCGCTCCAGACGGTCCGGACGGCGGTCTAGGTTGATGCAGAAGGTCCGAAGCCTCATAGTACCCTCAGCAGGATGGTGTTCTCGTTGATCCGAGCGTTAAAGTTGCTCTCCTTGAGCGTAGAGATGAGCTTCTTTAGGTTCAACTTGCCCATTTTGGCCACATCGTCGACTATTTTCGCGGTCTGGCGGCCCGTCTTGTAAGATTTTGAGGCATTTTCATCAAATTTATCGATAGAAGTGCCTCGAACAGACAACCCGCCGCGGTCTAGGGCCACGAAGTGAGTCAAGAAGCCGTACTTTGTGTTGAAAGTCCACAGTTCTTGAGCCCCGATGAGCTTGGAGGGCGCTACGGAGGCCAACTTGTAGTCGGCGGACTCCTTCTGGAACTTAAAGTTCTTGAGAAGCTTGTCGGCGGAGACGGTCTTGGGCTTTCGGACGGCCCTCGTCTTCTTCGTGACGCCGGCGTAGCGCTCGCAGTCGTCGATAAGCTTGCCGACGAACAGCATCTTGGCCTTCATCTCCTTGTTCGAGTAGTTCTTGTAGCCCTCTCTGACGCCTTCGTCGCCGTGTGCGGCAAGAGCGTACTCCTCCAGCAGCGGCTTGTAGTACGCAGAGATCTTGAGGGCGTGTGCAGGAGGCATCTCGGCCTTCTGGAGGTAGGAGTACATGTCGAACTCCTCGCCCGTATCGAGCATCGCCTCGACATCGCCGATGATCTCGCTGACTCGGTCGCGAACTCGGTCCTGAATGGACGGCCGATCGGCCTTCTTGACCTCTGGCTTCTCCTCGACGGCGTGGGCGAGTGAGTTGGCGACCGCCTTCTCGATGTGCTCTCGCCACGTGTCGGCCGATGGGTGGTCCGGATCTATGGCCAGAAGCCGAGCGGCCCATCCGGCGTACAGCGGCCACCAAGTGTCGGGTATGCGATTGAGGTCCCTCACCTTATGCTTGCGGCCGGTGGCCTCCATGTATGCCCTGACGAAGGCCTTGGAGTCGTCCCTGTCGCACATGGAGCTGAACCAAGTCAGGGCTCGCATCTCGCTCTCGCGGACCTCGGCCTGAGTCGACTCGTCGCCCATGTACTTGTGGTTGATGAGGTAGATCTCGGAGCGAGACTTCTGTACCTTCTTCTTAGTCTTGAGCTGCAGCAGACTCTTTGCCATCGTACCAATCCTTTATTAGAAGCCTGTCTATGATGCCGGAGAGCTCCTTCTTCTCGCGCTCCAGCTCGGCTATCCGCCTCTTGTAGTCCGAGATGGTCGGCTCAGTGCCGTGCAGGTAGATCACCGAGAGAGTGACTATGACAGGAGCGAGTGAGAACACGCACCCGATGAAGCCGACGCAGAATGCCTGCGTCAGCGGGTCAAGCTCGGCTATCATGCCGCCTCTGCCATCTCGACGGCCAGGTCGAGGGCCTTCGACTTGAGGTTGCGGTTTCCGCCGTACC